GGATTCTATACTCTGAAAGAAAGGAAAGACATGAAACTATCATCTAATACAAAAAAAAACCATGAAGAAGATAATCAATTTTATATTGATTTAGGAAAAAAACTTAAACTTGCAAGACGAACAAAGATTAATGAGTTTACTGGCAAAGAAAGTTTTATTAGTCAATCAAAAGTTGCAACTGCACTTAAAACTTCATTTCAACAAATTGGTAAATATGAAAAAGGTGATAATAGAATACCAATTGTTGCACTTGTTAAAATAAGTAAATTTTTAAAAAAACCATTAAGTTATTTCTTAGAGGATTGGGTTTATGAGGATCAAATAATTGCAAAACAATTCAACGAAGCATACACTAAAGAATATGAAAAATTACAGGACAATCAATAATGTTTGTTCCTATATCAGAAAAACTTAAAAAAATAAATCCATCTATTGCTGAACATGATGAGTTTGAGCATTACAAAACAATTTTACCAAAAATGATTGCTAATGGTCATGCAGCTCACCAAACAATACCAGGTTATGAAAATTGTAAACCTGAGATAGAAGCATTTAGATGGTTTGATGGCATTAATATACCTGTACATGGCTATATAGATTTAAAAGGAGATAAGGTAATTATTGAGGATAAATGCAAGTTTCCTAGAAAAGGTAAAATTAAAAAAGATGGCACAAGGTCTTGGTTTACCTCAAAATTACCTGAAGAAAGTCCAGATCCATTTAATTTATTACAAATAGATTTTTATTGGTCAGTATTCAAAGTGCCAGTGTATCTTTGTTATATCAATGAAGAAACTTTTAAAGTATTTCATGCAGGTAATTGTGATGAACTTAAACCTGAGAACATAGAAAAGAGAATACCAAAGATTATTCAACGATGTAAGGTAAGACAAAATCTAATGAAGATAAGCAACGATGCAAAAGTAATCAAAGATTACATTCAACCTCAATTTGACCATTACTTTTGGCGAAATGATTTAGATGAAAATTATGTTAAAGATGCAATAAAATTTTATGAAAGTTAAAAACACTAAAAAACCCAAAAAGTGTTTTGTTGTCGCACCAATCCTGAAACACCCTAAAATTTCAATCGTCTAGTTTGTAATAAAAATATTTTTTTTCAAAATTTTGAAAAACCCAATGTGGTATAATGGGTTATGAAAAAAAACAGGGAGGAAAATATGAGTTATGAATGGAAGCACCCAAGCTACTACAAAGAGTTAGCAAAGGTAAGAAAAGAGTTTGAAGAAAACTCTAAAGAAGAAAACAAAAAAGAGGAGGAGCAAGATGAAAGAGAGTAATCATCTGGAGGAACTAATAAAAGAAAATTGGGAGTCTATAAAAAATTGTAGAAATCCAATGGATCAAGTAATGCTTTCAATAGATATGGTTTATCAAAACGAATTGAAAAATTGTAAACCCAATGAGAAAGTAGAAATTAAAATAAAACAAGAAAATGGAAACATTGTCATTCATGGCAAGTGTGTTCCTAAATAACAAGCACAGAGGCAGTCTGAAATATGGCTGCCTTACCAATCAAAGTTAGACTTAGGTTTATCAGAGTCTTCTTTCATACATTGCCAATGAGCATGACCACCACCATGAAAAGAAACAAAGCTATCCATATTAGTCATCATGTCAGTACAATACTTGCAAGTACCGACCTCAAAAATTTTATCTTTTGATTTTTGCCAAGTCTTTTTTTTAGGTTTTGGCATAGTTAGGTTTTTTACCTTTTCTTGGTTTTCGTTCAGCTTTTTTCTTTCTTGAAACCGCAGCTCTCCTTTGTGAAGGACTCATGGATCTAGCTTTAGCAGCAGGAACACATTTAGGATAATTTCTTCTTTTCTCACCCTTTGATCTACCGCATTTAGGAAAAGAACCATCGGATCTTGGATTAGCAATATCAACCCAGTTTGCTCTTACCCATGATCTTAAACCCTTTGACATTATCTTTTTCTTTTCTTAGCTTTCTTTTTTTTCTTTTTACCACCAGGAGTTATCTTACCTGAACAAACTGCACTAGCATACATATTAGCATAAGCAGATGGATAAACTTTAAACTTTCGTTTAGCTGCTGCTTTACCTCTTGCACATAATTTACCCATCTTAACTCCTTATCTTCCTACTTTTTTCATAGCCATTTTATGAGCTTGTCCAAAAGTTTTTCCACCTCTCATTGCTTTTCTCATCATACTCATGTGTTTAGCAGTGTGATGTTTCTTATGACGTTTTAATGCGTCTTCTTGTCTTTTAGTTAGTTTTTTCATTTTTTCCTTTTCTTTTTTTTAAGTGCTTTAAAGTCAGCACCTGTTATTTTATCAAAAGGTGCAGCCATTCTAGCAATCACCATTTGTTTCTTACTGTACTTTTTATTTTTACCTTTAGGCATAATATATAACCCTCCAACATTCCCAACTGACTAGCAGTTACTCCTAATTGTTAATATTTACTCATCATTTTCTTTTTTTTCTTTTTAGATTTCTTCTTCTTTTTCTTCATTGGTTTTTTTCCGTACATAGTTTTCTCCTTTTTTTTATATTAACAGTTCCATTTTCTTAATGCCTTGTTAATTCTTGAATTTGGATCATTAGCAACTTTAGCAGAAGTTAATCTTTTTTTCATACCTTTCATTCTAGCACAAAATGATTTTCTTCTTTTTGCTGCCTTTGAGCCTTTTTTTAATTTAGATGGCTTAGTAGTAACAGGTGCTTTTAAGTTACCACCAGTTGATCTGTTATAAGATGCTCTGCCTTTTGCATTAAGACCACCTGATTTAGATTTACCTTCTTTTCTTTGCCATGCTGGTGTTTTAGCCATCTTCTAATTTTACTCCATCAAAGTATTTATATTCATATTCTACAACTCTGCAATCATGTTTTTTTCTCATAGACTTTTGTTTATCCTTAAATTCTATAGCTTTTTTTTCTGTTTCAAAGATAGTGTTTGTAAACATTGTATGCAAATCACTGTCTTTTTTCCATACTACACAATACATTATGTTTTTTTTTCTATAACTTCTTCGTTACATATAAATTTTATATATATTTTGTTTTTATTAACATCTTCATAACCAATCTCCTCTAGCTTAAAGATTGATTCGTAGTTACCAGCTATCATACAAGAATAACCATCTACAAATAAATCTGGGTATTTGTAAGGTGGTAAACAAGTATTTGTTACAGCAGAACACATTATTAAATTTAATACAAAATTCATTTATTATCTTTTATTTTTTTTATTTCACTCTCTAGTTCTTTTATTTTTTTTGTTGCATCATCCAGGTCTTGTTGAGAGTGTTCTAGTTTTTGCAAACATCTTTTGTTAGCAGAATCTTTAGACTTACCTGCGTCTTGCAATTCTGCAACCTCTTGTTTAAGAATTCTTACTTGATCCTTATATTCATTAATCAAATCAATGTCAGACATTTATTTTTTTTTAAATGTAGAAACACCTTTTATACCTAGTATCGTACTAAAAGCTCCTACTACAAGAGCTTGATAAAACATCGGTAAGTTAGCAAATTTATCAAAAAATATATCTATCTTTGCTTGTATATCTGGATCATCACTAAATACAGACCATGCTAAAAGCAACAGAGGGATTGAGATGAGGATGAGGCAAAATTCGTCTTTCCAATCTCCCTTATGTGAATCAATGACAGCTTTTTTAAATTCAACCTCACCATTAGCCATACGTTCAGCCATTTTCAATTCAGCTACTGATTCTAATTCTTTTGTTTTTCTTCTATTGGCTGCAATAGACATACCAGTTTTAATCATGCCTGGTACTAATTTAGCTGCTAGATTTAACCACATCATGCACCTCTCATTTTTTCTGCTAATTTTTTTGCTCTGTTAGGAGTTTGTTTTGCCCAAAGAGAATCCATCATTTGAAAACTAGCTTCACCATAATCTTCTCTGTCTAAAGCTTTCCACATATTTTTAAATTTAGACACACCACCTTCACCTATTTGGTAAACCATATTGATAATTACTTCTTTAGCAGTGTTGTTAATTGGTCTTTCTCCTATCAATCTTTCGGCTGCATCTAGTGTTCTTTGAAAATCTCTTTCAAATACAATCTCACCTTCTTCCTTAGAATACTCAATACCATGTTCATATTCATCATCAGGTGTAATTTTGTGTCCATAAAATATAGTATCAAAACCTTCACTACATTTATAAATTTTATTTACATAACCTTCACAGGCTTTTATTTCTTCTTTTACTTCTTCGTACATATTTTTTCTCCAAGTTCATAGTTAATTTTATTCTTAATCTCCATACAAAACCATATAATTTTCTGCAAAAATATTCTAATTTTATTAGTATATATTCCATAATTACACCTCATATAATATTAGCAGTTACACCCTTCACAATTACATAATTCTTGGTCAAAATTATTGATATGCAAATCATCTTTACAATGACAATCGCATTTACAATCTTTACATCTCTTTTTTTTTCTTTTTGGTTTAGGAAAAAACACATTATCTAAATGCTCAGAAAATTTATCTAGCCAACCAAAAAAAGTATATAAAATTTTATCTATCATTCTAATATTAAAGATGTAATTTTCTTTTCTCCCATATAAACTTCTATATTTGCCTTAGATTGAATACATTTAAAAACAACCCTGTCTTTACTGTTTCTATCTTTCATCGCATATCTTTTTGCTTTTAAACATGAACTTAAACTTTCATGGTAACGATGCTCTACAATTTTATGGTCTTGTAAAAGCAAAAGTGCAAAAACCATTTCTATCATAATACTTTACCTTTATTTATTCCTTTTTTTATTACATATTTTTGTGTGCCATTAGCACCAATATTTACTTCTTTTTTATTTTTATTTAATATTTGTGTAAGTCTATCTTTTTTGATTTGTTTTATAAAATCTATGAATTGTCTATTTATACGTTCCATTACCATTCCTAATTAATTTTTCTACATCTACTTGTAATTTACCAACTTGTTCTTTTAAGAAATCAATATTTATTTTGTTATTTCTCATATCTTTCAATTCTGCATCCATAGACTCAATCAGACCTGCCATGTGTTCCACAAGCATGAAAAGCTCCGCTTCCCCAGATGATTGACCAAGTTCTCCTCTTGGATATTTAATTCTAAACTCAGAGTTTGCCTCTAAATCTTTTTCCATTAACTCTAGTTTTGTAGAGTGTTTGTTAAGTGTTTCAACTACACCAAAATAAGCCCATACACCAATCGCTACAGCTATAACTATAGAGATCAAATTTTTCATTGGCATTGAAATAGATGTGTTTTCACTTACTTTCATAATCTACCATTATTAATTTAATACCTAATTTCTTTTGTTCTTTTGTAGGACTTCTGTAAATTTTGTAAGAGCCTTTAGGTTTATTTTTTAAACTTTTACCTTTTTTAGTTTTTCTATAAGTATTTGTTTTAATATCTATAAGTGTTATTTTACCATTTTTGTCAACGATAACAATATCAAATGGACAGGCAGGATCTACTGATTTAGCAACAAAATAACCATCTTTTGTAAATTTGGCTATCGCTTTGTATTCACCAACAGTGCCTTTTATTGAAGTTTTTTTTTGTCTTTCAGAGATTAGTTTATCAGGTTTATAACCAGATTTGCTAGACTTGTCAGACTTAATGCTGCTACGAACCATAATATTTTGTAGATGTTATTGATTCTTAAGTTTAAATGGTGCAAATGGTTATCCCTAATTACATCAATTTTATGGTGGATTAGTTTTAACTCACCTTCAACCTTTATAATTTTTTTTTCGTTTTCTTGAGGTAAATTTTCCATAATATTATTTTGTTGATTCTAATTCATCTAAAGCATCATCTGCTTCATCTTTATCTATTAATCCTTCAGTAACCATAGCATTTATAAATCTTGTTGACCATCTATAGTATTTAGGATCACCAGGTTTTAGTGCAAAACCTTGTTTTAACAAATTAACAAATTTAGGATTTGTAAAAAGACTAGATATAATTTTTGGTGTTAACAATATAGCAGCAGAAGGTAAAGTAAACATACCAGTTCCTAAACCAAGTAAAGCACCAGCTTGAGTTAATTGAATAAATACACCTCCAGGCACTCCTTCACCAACTGTTTTTTGTTGAGCTACTTTTAATGATTTTAATAAACCTCTTACATTGGCTAATTCAACAGGAGTAAATAATTCATTTAGTACAGAATCACCATATTTGTTTAAATTTTTAAGTAAGTAATCTCCTTTTAGAGTGTCATATCTTTTTATAGATTCAGACTTTAAATCAAATAAAAAAGCACCTTTCAGACTATCTTTTAAATCTTTTTTAACAGCTTCATCTTTTGTTTTATTGATAGCTTTAAATACTTTTTGTACTGTACTTGGTCTTTCAGGTTTTATTAAAGTTTTAAATACTTGTTCAGGATCATCTCTTATTAATTTATTTATTAATTTAGTATTGAATACTTCAGATCCATCTCTCCATATTTTTTGAGCTTTTGTATATGCTTCTCTAACACTTGGACTTAAATTTGATTTACCAACATCATCTAAAGTTTTAGTTATTTCTTTTGCTAAAATAGCAGCATATCTTTGTGATTGACCAGATATTAATTCATTGGTTGATCTAGTAACTCCTAAAAATTGTGATCTAATAGCATTTGCTGTAGAAAATGGAACAAAATCATTTTGATCTAAAATAGTTCTTGGAATTTTTAAAGCATCTGGTTGTAGTTTTGCAGTAGGTTTAGCTTCATCTAAAAGTTTTTGAGCTGATTTTTTTATATCAGTTATATCTACTCTTGCACCACCAGATACAACTCTTAATTTATCATCTAGTGCTTGGTATGCACCTTTTGCAGCTATCTTCCATTCATCAACATTTCCAGTAATTGCTCTTTGCAATAAATCACCATAATCACTTCTTGTTATATCTCCATAGTTAGCAATATAATCATCTAAAAATTTATTAGTTAATGTTTCAGCACCTTTTCTAGCTTTTATTAATTTTCCACCACCAAATAAAGATTTTTCAGTTACGTTTTCTGCAATATCTATAAATCTATTTTCTGTTTGTAATCCAGGTGTTAACTGACCTTCTTTTAATGCAGTTGCTAGTTCATCATCTAATTTAGAAACTTTACTTAATTCTTCTTTTTGTGATTTAATTATTTGTTCAGCTTCATCAGCTTCTTTTGTAGTTTTAATTCCTCTTAATTTAACTTTACTTATTAGTGCAGGAACTGCTGCACCTACAGCTTCAAATGTTGCTCCTTGTGCAAAAGCTCTTAACACATCTTTTGATAATTCATCTTTAGGATCAAATGTAGTTGATGCAATACCTGCACCTGTTGCTTGTCCAAAACCTGCACCTAACGATCTATATAAAGTTTGTAATGCTGGTCTTAAAACTAATCTTGCAGCAGCTAATGTACCACCTGTCATAGCACCACCAACAGCAAAACCTACTTCTGTTGCTAGTCTAGCAAACTCTTTTGATTTTAAATAATTTTCAATAGCTTCGGTTCTTTCGTTACCTTCTGCTATATCTATATCATCAACAATACCTGGTAAAGATCGTCTTTCTGCTTTTTGTTTTTGTCTTTGAACTAAAGCACCTATTCTTTGTTTTTCTTGTTCTGTAGGAGTATCACCTGCTATTCTAACTTGTCCTAAATTTCTAACTGTAATAACTGCCATTTATCCTCCAGTTACATCATAGATACCATCATCACCTATTTTAAATTCAAATTTACTTTTTGGTTCTATTTCATATTTAGAAATATCTAAATTTTCTATTGCTCCTTTAATATCATCACCATAATTTTTTCTAGCATCATTTAAATATTTTCTTAAACTTTCTAATTTAGCTTCAAAAACTGCTTCTGTATCTGTAACTTGTGGAATTAATCTTTTTATTCTTTCAGCTTCAGCTTCACTAACTGCTGCACCAGAAATTGCTTGTGTTAAAAAAGTTGTAGTCTTATCTATATTAGCAAGAAATTTTGCATATTTTTTTCCTTTTTCAGAACCAGTAAATTTACCAATTTGACCACCTAATCTATCAGGATCAAAACCAAAACCAAATACACCTCCTACTGGTTTATTTAAATCATTATAACCTTTTTCTATTTCATCTAGTAAACCTACTGTACTTTTTAATTTAGCTCTTTCTTTAACAATACCAGCAGCAGGTTCTTTAAATGTAAATTCACCATTTGGTTTTTGTTGAACAATAGTTCCAGCAGGTAATTTAGGAAATTGTTTTTTTACTTCTTCATCTGATAAAACTCTTGTTTGAGGATCTGGTGTTGCAGATGGTGTTAATAAAGATTTAACAACTTCACCTGGAGCAACTTTTAAAAGACGTTTTTGCATAGTAGTTAATTCAGGCATTTGAGCTAAAAGATTTAGTGCTTCTTGTTGTTCTAATTGTCTTCCAAGTTGCATTACCTGACCACCTGTTTGTGTAAATGCTTGTGCTGGAGCTTGACCTGATAATCCACCTAATAATCCTCCAAAACCTAATTGAACTATTGGGTTGTAAGCTAAATTTCTAAATCTATTTATACTCATTATATTAATCCTCTTGTTCTCATATATTCTATATTAAAAGGGTTGTCTGCTAAATTTGATGCCATTAGACCGCCATAGGGGTCTGTAGAATAGCCAAACTGTTGATTTATACCCAATATACTATTAATGTTATTTTTAGCATTATTATAGTCAGTTTGCAATTTAGAACTTAATGGAGAACCTTGAGTCATTCCTAAATTAGCAAAATAATCATTAACCATAGATTGTTGTGGTGTAGCTCCTGTCATACTTAAAGGTAATTGACTTATTAATTCAGTTGCAAGTCTATCAGATCCTCCATCTCCGCCAATACTACCATCATCTGAAATACTATAATTATTTAAAAATTCATAACCTGGTGTATCTAATAACATATTTTTAGCTTGTTCAGTTTGATATAAAGTTGTTAAAGCACCAGCTAAACCTAAACTTAATGGATTAGCTTTTACATTAGCAGCATAGTTATCTAAAAAACTTGTAATACTATCTCTTTCTCTTGGGTCAACATCTACTTGAGGGTCAGGATCACCAAAAACAGGATCAGCTTGTCTGATAGCTTGTTTTCTTAATGCTTCTTGAAAACCTGGATCAACACCAGAATTATTATTACCATTATTAACAGAACTATTATTTTTTATACCTCTTTGTTTACCACCACTGCCCATTGCCCTATCTCTAGCTGTTGTAGATGATTTTGATGGAGCAGAATAATCTCTACCTGAACCTAATGATGTAGCACCTCCGCCTGGAGGAGCTGATGGTTTTGTGGATTGACCATTATTTCCACCTCCATTTCCACCTCCTGCACCTGAACTCATATAAACTCCTTATGAAATTATTGATATGATAAACAAAATGTATAAAGCAATAATGTGTTTAGTAGGCTTTGCTCTTACTTTTTGTTCAAGGTCAAAATAAATTTTTTTAATTTTATCCATTATAATAAACCTCCTAGTAATCCACCAAATCCACCTATAACTGCACCTGGTATTCCACCAACTTGTGAACCTATTAATGCTCCACCTAATGCTGTGCTAACTGGACTTGCTTGTGTTTGTACTTGAGCAGAAGTTGTAGGAAACCCTGCTGCTATTGGTGATACGAAACCTGCGTATTGTTGTAATGCTTGTGCTGGTGCAAGTTGTTGTTGTCTTTGAATAGCCTCTAACTGTTGTCCTGTTTGTAATAAACTTGGAGTTCTTTGAGCAATACCTAATTGTCTTCCTCTTTCTATTCCATATTCTTGAAATGCTAAAGGTAATGCAGCTTGAGCTACTTGTGCTAATGCTTGTTGCTGTGCCATAGGACTTGTTGGTGTTCTACCAGCACCAGAAAATTGTGATTGAACTGATGTTGCAATATCAGCACCAGTTTTTTGTATTAATGGAGCTAAAAAAGGATTTAAAAATTGACCTCCTAATGTTGCAGCTAATTGTTGATTGGCAGCGTTTGCCATTGTTTCTTGTTGTGCAAGACCTGTTAAGGTTTGCTGTGTTGGTGGAACATATCCTGCTGCTCCTACACCTTGACCATATAAATTAGTAGCTTCGGAAAGTATTTGTCCTAATGCTGGTTCTGCTGCTGAATAAGGTGTTACTCCTTGTGTGGTTGTTTGTCCACCACCACTTGATCCTCCGCCAAAACTCATTTTAACTCCTCTTGTTCAATTTTCTTTTCTAAAACTACATGGGTTCT